ACTTGCCCTCTCTGTCCACTTTTTTAGCCTCGCCTGATTGAGCCGAATCGGTGAAGAGTTGATATAACTCCAACTCGGCTTTGTGTATCAATGTCTCCCACGCCTTTTGCATGTACTCGAGTCCATCGACCGGAGGCGATACATACGACACGGGGTCATCAACAAGCGTCTGGTTTTCGAGCGTTGTGCTATCGGGTACTTTGACTTGATAAATGCCAAACGGACTGCGAACCATTACGCCTGACCCGTTGCAGGTATTACACGCACGCCTTGAGTCGTTGCCCTCGCTATCATGACCCCAGACATAGCCGTTATTGCAACCCTCGGCAGTACAAGGCATCTGCTTCTCAACTCGGATCGGGTTGGAAGTCATTACTCTTGCACCTTTCCAATCGTCAAAGGTCTTTAATGCCTCGTTCGCATATCCAACAAACCCGACAAAGAACGATTCGAGATAGTCGATAAATTGAGGCAGATAGGTATTCTGCAACAATGCCGACCCGCTTGTGAATGAATAAGGAGACCAACCCATATAAGTTGATTCTCCCCATACCGCTTTGCGTGTCTTGTAATCGAATTGACCGATTGCCGACTTACGAAATCCACCATTCAACACGATAGGTATCTCTCCTAAGTTGTGTCGGTAAATTAACTCCGTTCCGAATGTGGTCTTATCGTCAGGCAGTTCAATCTCATAGTGGCGATAATAAGCCTCTCTGTCTATCGTGTAAAATATCCGACCTGTTGTGCCTGAGTTTAGATAAAAGCGTTCCTCTGGCTTGTAAAAGGTGATTCTGTCCTTTGTGAGTCGGGTAATGCAAACCGAATAAATCTGATATGGATATAACTCAACCTTTTGTGTCGGGTCGGTCAGTCCCTCGCCAAATGGCATCCAAGTCAGGTAGCCGTTCGGGTCGTCAATGATTCGCTCGCAGGCAATCTTGAATATGTACTGCCAATAGTCATATCCAGTACCGTAACCCTCGGACATGCCGAAAACAGGGCGTTCAATGTATTCCTCGGTGTCCTCGTCCATCTTGTATGAGAACTTGGCAGACCCGATAGGACTAAACACCTCGTTCTTTGCCCGACTGATTGCACCCTTTGTTATTGCCTCGAAGTTAGCCAGACGATATCGATAGATATCATCGGCTTCATTCGGGCGTTGTAGGTAGAGCAGTTTACCCGGATTGTGTCCTTGCGTATGCACAATCATCGAGTAATACTGCTCTGCCCAGCGCAGGTACGCATCAGGTCGTTCTTCGGGGTCAAAATAGAACCCGAAACCCGTATCAATAGGCTCGTATGCCATCTGTTACGGGGTGAATTAGACTGTACCTAAATCGAAAACATATTGAGTTCCCATTGTCAATCCTTGATACATGACTTGAACATTCATGTATCTTGCATCTTGGTTGTTATCGGGAACGATTACATTCATCATTAATGTGAAGTCGGAAACTAACCACATTCTGCCATCGCAAGAACCAAAGTATAAATAGTACTTACTTGGGTCGGCTTGAATATCGTTGTAGAACGCTTCTTTCTCGAACACAAGCGGACTGCCTGTTTCGGTGAAGTTGTAATCTTGGAAGTTAAGCGTCCAGACACGACCTAACAAAGTTTCAGGGTCGCAAGAACCGATACGCTTGGTAGTGTTGGACGGGTCAGCAAGTGAACCGAGCAGACCTTTAACAACTCTTGCGTTGTTGGCACTGATGGCACTTGCCCATTCTGCTGGGTCAGTTGGATTTGTAAAGGTGTAATCACAAGCAACGATGGCAAGGTATGGCAGACCGCCTTGCTTCTTGTTTTTACCGCAAGATGCGGAGAGGGTAGGGACGCTAACTGAGCATCCGGTGCAAGTTAATGGCATATTGATTTGTTTAGTAGTGAGAACGATTTTTATGTTCCCGAAATATGGCAAACTGCCTACCCTCTGGGAGAGGTTGTACAAAGATAAAAATAAATTTGCAAATAAAAAAATTACGACCTGTCCTGATACATTGCACGAATGATAAGTAAGTAATTTATCGCATCGATAAACTTCTCGTCCAGTTCGGCATGGGTCGGCTTGTGGTCGGTCTGGATGGCGTCTTTAATCCATTGCAGGTGTTTGGTCATGTATTCCCAAGCGACTGCCTGCGGTTTGGATTGGAGTGATATGCCGGTACGGAAATTCCTGAACACATCGTTATCGGTTGCGTATTCCTCATTCTTTTTGAGCAAGGTTTTTTCGACTTGAACGAGTGCTTCTTGGACTGAGCGTCTTAATTCTGAATTGTTCATAAATAAAAAAAATGCAGGAGGACATCACCCCTCCTGCATCCCACTTAAACCTTAATAAATGACAACGGCACAAAGATAATTAACATTGGTGATAATCCAAACATTCGCACCCGTTTAATGTCAAATCGACTACCCACATATTGCTGATGTCGTTTGCTTTTTCCGCACCTCCATTCGGTTGTACTTCAATCGCACCTTTGCCCGGCACACCAGACAAATACGCCACCTTGCCAGATAGGTTGTTATTGACAATCTCGGCAACATAAGGCGGTATTGGCTTTAATTTGACATTGTACTGCTCTTTTATGCTCGTTTTAATTGATAGGCATTGTCTTTCGGGAATATCCTTTTCAATCATCCTGCCTACATACGAAGCAGTGCCTCTTAATCTGTGGGCGTTGCGGTATTGACTTGACACATTCGGGAACAGAGCGGAACTCCATAGAACTTGCTGAAATGGACTAAAATTGCGTTCTAACAGCAGATTATCGGTCGGGATGGAATAATCATACCCAAAACAATCTTTGAGGCTGTACGCCCCTTCTAAATAGATTGTGTTCGAGCAGGTATCAATTTCATAGAGTTGAGAATAAACCGTTGAACCGACATTGGAATAGTTGCGTACCTCAAAAGTGAAATAAAACTGACTCGGGAAGTTAGCAGGCAGTTGCGATGGTATGCAAATTTGAGCGTTTTGCGTCCATCTGTACCAAGAGTTAATCGGCAATGTCTTACTCGATGCGGTGCGGTCTTGGCTCAAGAATATTCCAGCCTGACGCATAAACACATCGGCATAGTTCTGACCCGTTAATGGGTCGGTATATTCCTGATTCGTACAAGCGTTAAACATCCTCGCCCGTATCGTCCAGTTGGTTGGATTTAGTGTCGGATGATACCAGCCATATTGAATTTTCGGGTTCGGTCGTTGCAGGAAATTCAGGTAACTAATCGTGGTCTTTGCGTTGCGTGTGTTCTGGAACTGAAACTGAAAATGCAAGCAATCGCCCGGCACGACTGGAGCGGAATAGCACAAGTCGTTTGGACAAAGATTATTATTCCACGCATCGGCTTGGTTGCATATAATTTCTTCCTGAATTATCTCTTCGCAAAGTTGCCCGCAGTTAGGCGTGACGGGTACTTGCCAAACTATATCTTCCGCATCGACTGTCCCGTTACCCGGATTTAAGACGACATCAACATTTCTAATGATTCCCATTGTTATTGTGTAATAAAGTGAAGTACTATTTCATAATCGCCTGTCAAGTTCAAAGATGGCGTATCAATCTTGAACTGAACCGAACTTGTCGTGCCGTATGCAGGTGTGAGGTCATAGATGTAAGGCGAATCGCTTGGTATTGATATAGGCGAAGCAGACGACTCGGAACTAACCATACCGCCTCGCACTGGCTGTAATTCAATTCCAACCGACATGACTCTTTTTGGTGTGAAAAAGTTTGCAGTTACAATGACCTGACCCGTTGTTGGGCAAAGATTGTCAATTGGTATCGGTGTAGGTATGCCATCGTTCGGATACTCCTCAATGATGATATCGTTTATGTCATTCACGAAGTCGGCTATCCTGCTCGGACTTGGTCTGTTCAATTCCTGAGTGATGGTGTAAATTTCGGTGTTGTCGAAGAACTCAAACTCCAAGTCCCAATTCAGGTTGATGTTGCGATTGACCATCGTGAACGGCGGAAGCGAGTCGTTGCAGTCGAGCAGGTAGGGGCGGACGGAATCAGGCGACTGCTGTGAAATCCATAAATGATTGCCACCAAATGTAATTCGTTTTGCACCAGCATCGAGAGGAAAGGTTGAAATAAGTGTAAATGTAACCGAATCAAAAACCAGTACGAGTTGGTCTGTTGTATCTACGACATACATTATACCTGCGTTGTATGTCATTCCGTTGCCTTGTAATCCGGGTTGATTAATTGTTGTTAAACTTACTCCAGAAAAATCTACCACATCAATATCAGTTATTCCTGCTATCCATACATTTGAGCCGTTGGCAACAATACTTTTGGGTGCGGATATAGTCAAAATTGGTGCGGATGGAATATTGGTGCTTCTTGGTATAATGCAAAAACTACCTGATGCAAAACCAGCAACAAACAGCGTGTCAATGCTTGGTTCATAGGTAACGCATTCAGGCTGTCCCAATCCAGTTGCAATGCTTGTAATAAAAAAACCTGTCATTGCATCATACTCACGCAAATCACCCGCCAAAGCACCAATGACAAATATTCTGTTTATGCTTTGTTCGTAAATTATTTGTTGAGGGTTTACAGGTGCTACGATTGTATTCGTGACTGCTCTTGTATAGATATTAATTAACTTAATTGTGGTCGAGCCATTACAAACAACATAAACTCCAACACTTGGAACATAGACAATACCTTGCGGACTATCACCACTAGTCAAAGATACTAATGCCGATATAGTCATTGACTCAACATTAATAATGGCAATATCGTCTGACCCCTGATTGCTTACCCATAGTTCATTGGTTTCGGGAACATACGCCATGTATTCAGGATTGTCCGCACCAGCAATATCCGGCAAAGCAAACAACACATCGCATTGCTCGCTTGTACGATTCTGCACGCAACTCAGCGAGGCAAGACTAAGCGTTGACCAAGAGTTCGAGTTAGTCACATCCGATTGATACAGACCCTCTCTGCCTATCTTGCGATAAACATTGTCGGGAATCGTAAATGGAAAGACCAAATCTATATTTGCCCCTTGCGAATTGTTGACGATTGGGTCAAGTCCGTTGTCGGTAACTTTGTCGCAAATTAATTGACCTTTCGCCCCGAAGTATTGCGTATTGAGCAAGGTCGAGCCAGTCAAAGGTGATTGCTCGTAAATGCTCAATGTCGCACCACGATACGCCTCGAATGCGGTCGTAATTAATCCGCCCGTCTTGGCTTGTACTTCTGCGTCTAATAGTGGCAAGTTGGCTTGTAGTACCGTTTCCAAATTCATATTGACGCAAGTACCTAACAGCGTTCCGACCGTACCTGCGTATTCCTGTTCAACCGTCCTGAACTTAGCCTCAACACCCGTTAGTGTTAGGTTCTCATCGTCATAATTGATTAGTTGAATCGGTTCGGTTATCCAAGACCGACTCTGTCTGTCTAATGCAGAAGTCGTTATGAAGATGAATCGGTAATTGTTGGATATATTTTCAACGCCCGTTAAATCTTGCCTTAGATTTAATACATCAAACTCGGCAAAGAACTCATTCGAGGTGATGTTGGTCGGAGGCGTTACAGGTGTGATAACATTACCTGCCACTAAGTTGGTCAAGTCGGCTTGGTCGTACTCGTAGTTTTCGTAGTAGTCGAGTTGGTTGTTCTGCGAATCGTTGCGTATCAGATACACCCACATATCGGTAGGTGGTGTGCCGGTCACATTGTTATCGGCAAATTGGAAGTCCACACGCACCTTAGTCTGGCGTATGGTCGAAAGGTATTGAGTAGGTTGTCCCGTTGGCGTTGTTAAACTTGTACTGAGCAAAAAGAAAGCGACTGCATTTGCCCCGACTCCCTCTTTCTCGAACGGGAACTTGCCACGAATTGAAAAGATATCGTCCTGATAAACCGAACCGACAGAGCGGTAAATTACAAACGCCCAACTCATGTATTTCAGGTTGCGATAAATTGAGTTCTCGCTTTGGTTATTCAGTTCAACCTCGTTCCGTGTAGAGTTGGCTAATAATATCCGATGGTTGGCAAGAGGGAAGTTACTCGGGGCATTTAGGCTGTCCTCGGGTAAGTTAAACTCAACCCGATACTGAATGTTAGTCCCGCCTGATGATACTATCGCAAACACATAAGGCGTGTCCTGACTATTCTCCTCGCTCGGTTGCTGTCCATACCACTCCATTTGATATGTACCATCCACGCTTGGGTCTTGACCCTCTCCTGCTGGCTGTAAACAGATGCGGGTCTTCCATCCTGCAACGGGGTAATTCTGATACGACCAATCAACTATCTGAGCGAATAGCCACTGGCTAAGAAATAACTCATCGCCTGCAACAAGTGGTTGAGCGACTTGTAAATCTCTCTGCAAATAAACGGCTTGGGCAAATGCGTAATTGTCCGTTGTATCACACTCGGCATTGAATGTTCTTCTTTGTAATATTATTGAACTATTCAGGTCGCCAAATATCCAGTCAAGTTCTTCAATGTCGCAATATACTTCGTTCCAATTCAGATTGACAAAACTCTTGCGGTTGTTAAAATCAACTTCGATAAAGCAGTTGCCAGTTCCGGGATAACCGTTGCCGTTGAATGTCGCTGTTATCGTGGTGCATTGGCACGGGGCAAGCGTGAATGTAGTAGGTACAAATGTAAACGCCTCGCACCCACAAATTCGAAGTGAGCCAGTATGCGTGCCTCCGTCATAGTTGCACAGACGCAATTCAACTGTGTCGCCATCGCATAAGTTACCGAAGTTTATGTTCCAGTTGCGGTCTATCCCGACCGTGATAGTTTGATTATTTGCCATTAGAATTCACAAGTAAATTGAATTGTTCTTTCGCCAAGATTAGCGTTGATTTGATTGATTCGGGCATTGACAATCGCCCCGTATGGTGTCCGTAGTCGCACGGTTCTGTTTACATCGAGTTGCTGTACGAGTTGGCAGTTGGCTCTTACCGTCAATTCAGCGTTCCAGAATCGGAATGGGTTAATGTTTGGGTCGTCAATTCGGTGGAATTTATCGTATAAATCAGACTGCCCCGAATTAACCATTGCAGGCATATTCTGAACGCCGTTGTAAAACTTAATCGTGGCGTCCGTATAACTCTGCCCGTCCCAAATTAACATCTTTGGATTTGACGCAGTGCCTTTCGCCATTAGTAATGCCTTGCTGTATTGACTGATGTTGTTGCCCCAAATTAGATTTGATAATGGCAAGTTATCGAAGAATGTCAATATATCTGCCTCAATACCATCATTCCTGAATCTTGCAGGTGAATAGGATAATACTTTCTTGTTCGCACCCTCCCAATTCGGGTTAGCACCATAGTCAAAGTATACCGTGTACTTATCTCTTGCCTCGTTGCCTACATCGTCCAAGGCGTCCATAATCGCCTCAACTTTAATTGAGGAGAATAACTTGCCCTCATTGTAGGTAAAGCACACACCCTCCAATATATCGCCTGTTTCTTGATTTATATCAGCGTCATAAATGACAGGCTGATTCAGGAAGTAATCTTTACGCTCAAAGTACAACTGCCCTTGATTAATCCACCAACGAGCATTAAAGTCTTTGGCAATCGTATCAAGCCAAGTTGACATCGTGGCGGTCGGTCTGTTTTCGCTGATATATCCGACCGCTGAACGACTGCCTGCATCTGCTGGGGCGTTGAAGTATAATGCGTTGTAGTATTCGCTGTTTGGGTCGTTTAATATTGATGAATTGAATTGGTTGATTCCGCATATCTGACAAGCATTTTCGACATATTGCCGATATAACGGGGTAGGATGTTTACGACCGCACCCGATGAAGTTCTGAATGATTCGGTCAACAAAGTCGTTTACCTCTTTGATTAGGAAGAACGGATTTTGTAAAAAGTTGTCGCATTCAGGCGGTGTAATATCTACGGGATTGCCGGGAAGAATGCCGTTTATTATTGTTTCTAATATTTTTAACACTCCACATATTGCAGTTATGACAATGCTCAGACTGCCGATTGCAAAAACAAGAAATGGAATCAAACTAATCTTAAACCATACATTCAAAAGCAACACACTCAACAAAACCGCCATCAACCAATTCGGTCGTAATTCGTTGCAATACACAACGAGGGGGAATCGTGGATTTGAATTGGTCTGACCTGTTATCGGGTCGGTGTATGGATAGTTGAAATACCCATTCTTGTTTGAACTTATCTCATTTTTATTCAAACATTGATAAATCAACTCGTCTGGGTCTTGGCGTGTCAATCGTGCCGTTACAAAGCAGTCGCCCGTGCAAAAGTCAACCATATCGCCACGAATGATAAGGTCGCGATATACGGGGGCATTACAGCAGTCGTCCCATACCTCGACATTGGCAGATTGGTTTAACCCGTTTGGGTTCGCTACCATCAAGGGGTAAATTATGTTAAACGCATCGTCATAGAACTTTAACTGATTCGTATAACTCTTTTGCGTCCGACCTGTTTCGGAATCACGGGAGTAATTCAGCGTAAAGTCTTCCAATCCCTCAATCCTGCCCTGTATCGGTGTGCCGTTAATCTTGACCTGTAACATATCAGCCTATCCTCCTCCTAAGTCTGCGTATTTCGGTTTGGCTTCGCTCGGTGATAACCGCAATGCCTCGGTCGTTAATTGCAACATTCGTATGCGGAATGTGTTTGGCTATTGCTTTCCCGATTATGTCGGGGTCGATGCTTTGTTGCGTGCCAGTTCGCCTCATGCCTGATGTTGCCAACTCTGCCAAGAATCCAGCCTCTTTGTCGCTAATCTTTTTGTCCTGAGCGAGGTCTAATAAAGCAGAATAGCCGGGTTGCATGTTGATGTCAGCAGGTACGACACGCTCGTCAGGAGTTAGGATTGCATGAACAGAATCACGACCACGAACCGCACCTCGCATCATTGGGACTCGTTTCGTTCCTTTGTTGTACGGCATTGGTTGAGCAAGTACGATACCTGTTTGGATTGCACCCATCGCAATTAAGAACGGGGCAAGTGGAGGTGGATTTGTTGCAACTTGAACGGCTGTCCCTATTGCGATATTAGCAATTGCGTTAATCCTATCTGCGATGGCTTGCTTTCGCTTAATCGCCCTTAGTTGTTGGTCGTATTGCTCTTGACTAATTAACCCCTGCTCTCTTTGCTTTGCAACCATCTCAGCCTCGCCATCAAGTTCTTTTTGCTTATACGCCATAAGCGTATCGACTGTTCCGGTTGCTGTTTCAATTACTATGTCTCTTTTTAGTTGCTCTTTTTTGGCTTTTGTTGAAACAATATCCGATTCAATGCTATTTGTATTTTTCTTATCCTCAATTCCGTACTTTTTGCGAAGTGCGGACAATGCAACAAGATATTCCTCGTCCTTTATTAATTTTGCTTGGTATTGCTGGTCTAATTCACTCAATTCAGACTGAAACGCTTTGCCCTGCTCTGTTTCAAATATCCCCTGCCACTTACGCATTTCTTTCAACCTGTCCTGCTCATCTTTTGTCCTTCTGTCTTGAGCGTCTTTAAAATACTTATCGTCTGGCTTAGGTGGGCCAATCAAATTAGGGTCTTCAACTTTCTTGGTGAAATCAACCGTAAAAATATCCTTTAATGCCTTGTCCATTTCACGCTTCAATCTGGCTCTTTCGAGTCGCTCTTTTTCGATTTGTTTAATTTGAGCGTTTGTTAATGGAATAACCTCTTTCTTCTTTGCTATCTCCACATCCATTGACTTGACTATCTCGCTGTATGCAAAAGCAGTCTTGACCGCCATCAAGTAGCCTTCCGTATCGCCTATTGCTTTGCGTTCTTTTGCATAAGCCATCTCATCGGCTTGAAGTCGTTTAAATGTGGCTTGTATTTCTTCGCTTGTTTTTTTTCTTTCACGCTGTGTTTCCAATAATTTTTCAGCAACTCCAATCTCGGCTGAGGCGTCTGCTAATCGCGCCGACTCGTTGCGTATATATTGCTCTTGAGTCAAGTTAATCTGAGTCCACCAATTTAACATATCGGTAAGAACTTGTGCGCCACCAGCACTACCATAAAACCGCTCGCCAAGACTTGTCATATATCCTTCCCAAGCGTTTTGCAGTCGTGCCATATTGCCCTGCATACCCTCAGCCATTGTCTGTGCGTTTTTGCCAAATGCTTTCTCTGCTTCCTTTGCAAACTTGGGTAGTACATCTTCGGCAATCAACTGACCTGATGCCATCATCTTGTCGAGTTGTTGAGTTGTTACGCCCAAAGACTTTGCCATTATACCCATAGCGGACGGCATCGCCTCGCCTAATTGACCTCTTAGTTCTTCCGCACTGATTTTCCCCTTACCTATCATCTGGGTAAGTGCCGTCATGGCTCGATTGACTGATTCAGATGTTGCACCCGTACCAGCCAATGCGACTGTCATAGATTTAAATATCTTTTCCGCTTTGCCTACCTCCATCCCAGACGCTTTTGCAGCACCAACGAAAGATACAAACTCATTCGATACGGTCTTGAATGACATACCCAACTTATCGGATAGTTCACGCAGGGAGTTCATCTGTTGCGTTCCTGCCGATTGCGACCCCATAAGTTCATTCATTCGGATAGTCAGCGATTGAACTTGACCTGTTAAAGTGAATACCTGCTTACCAAATGCAATTATCGAATCAAGACTGAACGCACCCTCCAACATATTCCCGACCTTGCCTAATGCTTGGTCTAATCCTGATACCTCTTTCTTGGTCTTGTCGGTAGCGTTGCCGAGTTTATTCATCCCATCCACTGCTGGCTGGGTGTCGGCAACTACACGGAATATTATATTTTGAGCCATATCAATTCGATTATTATCCTTTGTATGGCGTGATGCCTAATGACCGGGCGGTCAGGGCAAAGATACGAAAAAAATCGGCTTAAATTAAATTCAGCGGATTGACTCGCCTCCCTTTTTTGTCGATAAAAAACAGCACATTCCCGTTTTCATCCACAACAGGGCGAATCGTGCCTCTCCTTAATTTGCGTCCTATGCCCATATTAATCTTTAACTGATTCCCGAATTGCTATGCCACAAATGACCCCAATTAAAAAGACCAGAACTATCATACTTTGACGCTTTTTTGTTTCAGGTGCAGTTCGTACTTCCAAGCGTTGACAGTTGATGCGTACTCTTCTATGCCCATCTTTTCGAGCATTTTAATTTCGGTCAATGACCCGTTACAAAGCATCCGATGCATTAAGTTCACCTCGGTCACGAAAGTGCTGAATTCGTCAGCCCAGTTTCGACCAAGGGAAAGATACTCTGATTTTGGTCGCTCGACTCCATCAAAGTCCTTTGAAGGATAAGCGAACGGATATAAGCGTCTGAGATGTCCGATAAGTCCATTGTATAGCGCACTGCTAATTGAATAAAAAAAAACCGTGCATCGTCATCATTCTTCCAGAGTTCCAATTTTACCCGTTGCATCTTCGGGTCGAAGTCGAGCGGGTCTTCATCAGGATGAACTACAAAAACGCACGCCAAGTCCTGCAGAAGCAACTCATCTGGTATATCATTGATGCGCCTTTCAAGTTGGTCGAACTTGGAAAACCCTCCGACAATATCGCCTCGGTTCAGGTCGTCTTTAATCTCCTTGAACGCTTTGACGAGTCGGTCTGGGGTTAGTCCCATTGATGCCCTGCGAACGGCAAGGTCGGCAGGGATTACCCGATTCGCTGGAATGTCGCCCCAAGTCTCGAATGTCCGCCACTCGATGCCGTTTGCGTCAGTGTAAATAGTTTTTAGGTTGCTCATACGCTGGCAAAGTTACCCGATTTTGCGAACCTATCCAAAAATGAACGGTGAAATGTCCAGAGGTAATAAATGAAGCAGTCGAATAAGTGTCCGTGCATATTGGTAGGGGCGATTTTCTTGCCATCGTCGCCTCGTTGCATCATTTCGCAATCTTCGACAAGGTATTTACACGCTCGATTAATAACAATGTCAGGATGCTTGGATAGCATCGAATTAATCAGCACAATGGTGTCTTTGCTGTCCGGATTGGACGATAACAGGCGTATCTGGGCGTCCGATAGTTTCAACGCACCCTTAACCGCTTTCCAGTTCGTGACGCCTTTCATCGTGGCTGAGCGGTTTCTTCCCGATGCGTCACCGGTCAGGATAAGGCGTGCAGTATCTGGGTATCTTGTTTTGATTCGCTCGCATAGTTCGTAAACATCGGAGTTCATAATGCGCTCTTCCCCCAATATCCTAATCCTGTTCCTGCTTGGGTCGTGTTGTGCGTAAATGCAAGTCATTGGCGACACATTGAAGTCCATTGATACATAGATAGGCAAATCAGGTCTTTCCTGAATATCCGCCACATGCTTCTTGTGTTCGAAGCAGTACGCCCAGACCGTCTCCTGCTTGGTGACGAGCATACCCAACACCTCACGCTTGAATGAGTTCGGGTCGAGGGTGCGTTCTAACTGCTCGATGTAGCCGGGTCTTAAATTGTGTTGATTCGCATACGATTCGGCTCGGATTAATTTAATTCGTCCGTTGCTGGTCTTGGCTTGGCTTTCCAATTCCCGATAATAGGCGACATTATCGGGCGGTGTTGTGGCGGTCTTAATTCGGTGGCGTAAACCTAACTTCTTGAAAGTCGTGCCTCTCGTCCTTGCTCGGCACTTGTCCAAAGCCTCCTGAAAGTTCCGCACATCTCTTGTTTCGTCAATGCTGATAGTGTCCCACTCTGAGCCGTTCACAACATTGTAGTTATCGAGGTGGGTCAGGACAACATAAGACCCCCAGCGGAATGTAATGACCTTGTCCGAAGATATGCCTGAATATGGCTTAACGCCAGACATTCGCTTGTTTACCACATAGTCCACGCCCTCACGAAGCCCCCATTCTTCCCAAGCCTCCTGAACTTTCTTAAATGTTGCCGTCTTCATCATGGCGAATGTGGGCGAACATATCAGGTGCTTTGAATTCGGAACGGATAGGTCTGGAATCAAATCGACCGCCAGCCAGTAAGTCTTACCCACTCCAACGCCCGTCAGCATGTGTATCTCTTCCGCTTCGAGGTGGTGGCTGGAATAGTACGCTATCTGCTGTGCTTCGTTCAGTTCGGGCATTACATATTGTCGTCAAGCAGTTTCAGGATATTCAGCCAATTCTCTTTGGTCTTGAAATATATCTCCATCGTTTGCGGACCGGCTTTTTCCCGATTTAGGTACAAGTCGATTCCGTACAAATCGGTGTCGTCCTTGTAGGCATAATATCCGACAAAGTCAATTTGATTGAAACTGAACATCACAAAGCCATCCACATAAATCTTGACCCTGCCGTTGTATATCTTGAAGTCGTATGTATGCTTGCGTTTCATTCCTCCGATGCTTTACGAATGGCTTCGGGTGAAATATGCAGGTTGATTTGAGGCGGTTGGTAGTCTTTTTGTTCCGTGTCAGCCTCAACCTGCTTCCCGTACTTTTTCGGAGCGAGTCTTTCCATTAGCCACATTCGAGTTTCGACACGCAATTTTGAACGACTCGTAAATTCCCGA